ATGTAAGAGTAGTTGTAGCTGAAGCGGGTTCATTCCCAATTTCATCAGCACCATTTGGACATGCAGCATATGTTAATCCAATTCGTATGGGAGCTGGAGATGTAAATAAAGTACCTGCAGTAGTTTACCAAACTGGTTCAGTAAATAACACATCATCATCTCCTGTATATTATTCTGGTTTTGATTTTGAAACAATTGGTGTTTCTGATGATAATAAACAATATCTAAAACCAATTGCTGATGGAGCATTAACTGGAGCAAACGTAGCATTCGCATTCGATTCTCAATTAACATATCAAATGACTGGTTCAACTTCATCTGATATGGTTAAAAGACAATTTGTATTAGGATTCCAATACGGATTTGATGGTATGGCACCAACAACAAAAATAAACTTAGGTTCAGCAATAACTACGGCAAATTCGCAAGGATTTAACCTTTCAAATAATTCAACAAATGGTTCAATTGCATATACAAAAGCAATCAACGCTATTTCAAACGCAGATGAGTGGGATATCAACTTAGTTGTAACTCCTGGTATCATTCGTTCTTTACACCCATCTATTACTACAAAAGTAATTGATATGGTTGAAGATAGACAAGATTGTTTCTATATCGCTGATTTCGTAGGAGAAAGAGCATTAATTACTGAAGCAACTGAAGAAGCAAATTCAGTAGATTCTAACTACGTTGGAACTTACTACCCTTGGGTTAAGACAGTTGATACTAATAGTAACAAATTAATGAGTGTACCTCCATCAGTATTGATGCCGGCTGTATTCGCTTCTAATGATAGATTGGCAGCAGAATGGTTCGCACCTGCTGGTTTGAATAGAGGTGGTATTACTGGAGCAGTTTCAGTATTGAATAGATTAACACATTCTGAAAGAGATACTCTATATGAGAACAAAGTAAACCCAATCGCAGCATTCCCTGGACAAGGTATTGTAGCATTCGGACAGAAGACATTGCAAGATAAGGCATCAGCTTTAGATAGAATCAATGTTAGAAGATTACTTATCACTCTTAAGAAGTTCATCGCTTCAACATCTCGTTTCTTAGTGTTCGAACAAAATACTTCTACAACTCGTCAAAGATTCTTAAACACTGTGAACCCTTACTTAGAGGCAGTTCAACAAAGACAAGGTTTATACGCTTTCAGAGTTGTGATGGATGAGAGCAACAACACACCTGATGTAATTGATAGAAACATATTAGCAGGACAAATTTTCTTACAACCGGCTAAGACAGCGGAATTTATCGTAATAGATTTCAACATCTTACCAACTGGAGCAAGTTTTAACGCATAATACGAAAATCAATAAAGTAGATATTTATTAATACAAATAAAAGGAATAAAAAATGGCAGAAATATTAGAGTTTGATAAGATGTTCTATACGAACTTCGAACCGAAGATGAAAAATAGATATGTGATGGAGATAGACAATATCCCTTCATATCTTGTAAAGGCAGCAAATAGACCTACAATTCAATTTGAAACCGTAACTTTAGACCATATCAACGTAAAGAGAAAGTTGAAAGGTAAAGGTGAGTGGCAAGATATCACTATCACACTTTATGACCCAATCGTTCCTTCTGGAGCACAAGCGGTAATGGAGTGGATTCGTTTAGGACATGAATCAATCACTGGTAGAGATGGATACGCTGATTTCTATAAAAAAGATGTTGATTTCTATCTATTAGGACCAGTTGGTGATAAGATTGAACAATGGAAGTTGAAGGGTGCATTTATCTCTCAAGCAAACTTTGGAGATTTAGCATTCGATTCTAACGAACCAGCAACAATCGAATTAACACTATCTTATGATTACGCAATCTTAGAATTCTAATCTAAAAATAATAAAAATAAGGGGATATCAAAAGTATCCCCTTTTTTATGCTTTCTAATTTTTTAATTTCTATGTATTTATATATACAAACAAAATAAACAACGTTATGGCAGAAATGACAAATACAACTAAGGTGCAAATGCAAACTGCACCAAAGCAAAATGATTTCCCAACAGAAACCATTGAATTACCATCTCAAGGATTGGTTTACCCAGAAGGACATCCATTAAGAAAGGGTACTATTGAAATCAAATATATGACAGCAAGAGAGGAAGATATTCTTGCATCACAAAATCTTATCAAAAAAGGTATTGTTTTGGATAAATTATTTGAATCAGTTGTAGTTGAGCCAGGTGTAAACCCAAATGATATTTACATTGGTGATAAGAACGCTATCCTTTTAGCAACTCGTATTTTAGGATATGGAGCTGATTATGAGATAGAAATGACTGACCCTTTTACTTTAGAAAAGCAAGCAGTAACTATTGATTTGGGTAAAGTTCAAACAAAAGATATTGATGTAAACGTTTTGAATTCGGAAAATACATATAAATTTACATTACCATCGGATGGAAAGGAAATTGAATTTAAATTACTTACACATGGTGATGAGCAAGAAATAACAAAAGAAACACAAGCATTAGAGAAGTTAAATAAAAACGCATCTACCTCATATGACGTTACAACTAGATTGAAGTATATGATTAAATCAGTCGATGGCAATAATGATAGAGGATTTATCAATAGATGGGTATATAATGGATTCTTAGCAAGAGATACAAAAGCTTTTAGAAAGCATGTTAAGGAAATAAGTCCTGATTTGGATTTAACATTCCAATTTACATCTAATATAACTGGTGAATCGGAGGCGCTAGATATTCCCTTCGGGATTAACTTTTTTTACCCTACCGCTTGATTATAGAATACAATTACATTCGCAAATTTGGGAGATGGTTCAATTCAGTAATGGATTTACTTGGTCTGAAGTTTATCATATGCCTGTATATTTAAGAAGGTTTTATTTTAATAAATTAGTAGAATTAAAGAAAAAAGAAGCTGAAGAGATGAAAAAATCTCAAAGTAAATCGAAAGTGAGGATGCGTTAATCCTCACTTTTTTATTATCCAATATTTATACAATATAAATAGATAAACTATGTCAAAAGAAAAACAACCAATAAAAGAAGGTCTATTTGGTTCAGCTAAAAAATTTACTGATGCATTTTTTGATGGATTAAAGCAAAATGCAATAAATAAGGCATTAGACCAAGCTAAACAAAATAAGTTACCTGCTGATGTAATTGATGCTATGGAAAGAATAGAAAAAGAAAAAGATACTCTTAACAAGCTAATACAAAAGTATTCAAAATAATTTAGTTAATGGCTGATTTAGAAAATAAAAAAGTAGCGCAATTAAGCAGAATAGCAAATGCTGAGGCCGAAATTCTACGCCTTCAGCAAGAGCAGAACAGGCTTGATGTTGATATGACTGCTCTAATGGCAGAGCAAGAAAAATTAATAGTGCAGGCTGGAAAAGAAATTAAAAAACTAAATCAATCTAGATTAGATGGACTTAAAGATGCTGAAAAATCAGTATCTAGTATTAGTGGATTATATGGTAATTTAAATAAATTTGAAAGAGAAAGAATTAAAAATACTCTTACATCGAATACATTAACAGTTGAGCAAACTGAGGTATTAAATAAAATGGCTGATATCAATAGAGATATTGCACAATTAGCTATGGATGATGTAGCCGGTAGAACTGCTTTACTTCAACAATATGATGATATTAAAAGTACATTAGGTACTATAAGTGAAGAAGATAAAAAGATTCTTGAAAATTTAGAAGCACAAAATACAATGGCTAAGAGTTATGGTCAAATGACTAAAACTCAAAAAGAATTTTTAGGAAAACAATTGGCTGTATATGAAGGTATAAGAGACACTATTGGTGGCATCTTAGAAACGGCAGGTTTACTAACATCCAATTTAATGGGAGTTATGGGAGCGGCTGTTATGGGTGTTGGTATGGGATTGGATAAGTGGGGTAAGAGTGTTAGAAGTTTTGGAGGATATGTAGATTCAGCACAAATATCAACATTTGCTTTAGGGTTTGCATTTAAAGATGCAGAAGAAGCAGCAAAAGGATTATCTAAAGAATTTGGTGGATTAAAAGATGTAACATTTAAAACTCAATTGGATACCAACTTAATGGCAACCAATATGGGTATTAGTGGTGCTGAAGCTGCAAATGTAGTTGGTAACTTTGCAAGAATGAACGAAGGTTCTGCCGCAACTGCTATGGATATGGCAGCAACTACAAAAGCAATGGGTAAGGCTGCTGGTGTTCCAATTGATTCTTTGATGAAGGATGTGGCTGGTTCATCAAAAGCATTTGCTGAATATGGTAAAGATGGTGGTATTAATATAGCTAAAGCAGCAGTAGCAGCAGCTAAGTTGGGTGTTGGTATGGATTCTCTAACCAAAGTAACGGACTCCCTTTTAGATTTTGAAACATCTATCAATTCGGAAATGGAATTAGGAGCTATGTTAGGTAAACAACTTAACTTAGATAGAGCAAGGGGTTTGGCATATGAAGGAAATATTGGTGGAGCTGTAAAAGAAACATTACAACAATTAGGTGGTATAGAAGAATTCAATAAAATGGATATCTTCCAAAAGAGAAAAGCGGCAGAATTATTGGGATTATCAGTTGATGAATTCCAAAAAATGGCAGCTAATTCGGATAAGTTAAACGATGATGGTACTGTACAACTTTCCAAATTTGAATCAATAAAAGAAACATTAACAGCAATAGCAACAGGTCCATTAGGTAAAATAGTAACTGGATTTGGCAGTAGTTTAATTGCAGTTGGGCAAATGGGAACTGGATTAAGTGCTTTGGGAGTTAATATGGGTGGTATAGTTAAATCATCTGCAGAATTTGTAAAGAATATAGTTAAAGCTGGTGCTAGTAAAGTGATGGGTATGTTTGGTAAGGGTGGACCTGCCGAATCTGCATCTCAATTTGCTGGCGGTAGTTTTTCAAAAGGAAAAGAATTACTTGCACAACGAAACGCAGCAGCAGGAGCAACACCAGCTACTGCAGCAACTCCTGCTGGTGGTGGCGCTGACCAAGCAAATAAATTTGGAAAAATAAAAGCAGGTGATTTAATTAAAGGAGCAGCAGCATTATTAATATTGGCGGCAGCACTTTATGTATCAGCTAAAGCATTCCAAGAGTTTGCTACTGTAGAATGGGAATCCGTTGCTAAAGGATTGGTTGGATTGGTAGGATTGGCAGCAATTGCTTATGTATTAGGTAAAGCACAGGGTGAACTGATTAAAGGAGCTATCGCAGTAGCATTATTAGGAGTGGCATTGATTCCATTCGCATTTGCTATGAGTTTAATAGCTGGATTGGATATTGGTTCTGTATTAGCAGCAGCAGCTGGATTGGTAATATTTGGAGGGGCTGTATTTGCATTAGGTGCATTGATGTTTACTGGAGTTGGTGCATTAGTATTTGGAGCTGGTTTATTGGCGTTGACTGGATTAGGTATTGCGTTAATAGTATTGGGTACGGGATTAACAATGGTAGGTAGTGGATTCTCAGCAATATCATCATCACTACCGGCTATAATGGAACAAATATCAGCAGTATCTCAAATAGATTATATGCCAATTTTAGGATTAGCCGGAGCATTAAGTGTATTAGCATTTGCATTAGCAGCTGTTGCTGCTAGTGGTATGTTAGCATTACCTGCTTTAATGGCATTAGGTTTAGTTGCCGGTGGAGCCGCTATGTTATTTGGTGGTGGTGAAGGTGGTGATAAAGGAGATAGAACTGGTGAATTGATAGATGAAATAAAAGGTTTAAGAGCAGATTTAAGTTCTGGTAAAATATCCGTTCATATGGATGGACAAAAAGTTACATCAAGAATATCATCAATAGTTGATAAAGGTAGTTCAAATTCATATGGTAAAAGATAACGATGGGTAAGACAATAGAAGAATTATTTAAGACCAAAGTGTTAGCAGATGGTAAAACCGCTGAGCAGAAATATGATATCCGCAATAGTAAGGATTTGCCTATAAGTGCAAACACTACGGTATTGTTACAACCATCGTTTAGAGTAGCAACTGCACTAAGAAGAAAAATATCAACAACAAAAGGAGAAACTAGATTAGAAGAAGAAACAAGTGGTTTAAGAATAATAAATTCATTATCAGCACCTTTAGTATATGGTACTGATATATTTAAATTTCAAAAAAAATCAACTAGATTAGTTGAAATAATGAAAGATAGTGTAAATTCCAATAACCCACAGGATGCTGGTATTGTTGGTAACTTTCTTAAAAAAGCAGAAAATTTTGGATTAAACGTTGCTAGTAAATTAGGTATTGCTTTTCCTGAATCAACTATACCAACTAAGATTTCATTAAACGCAGATTTTAAAGCAGGTAAAGAACCTGATACAATGATTACTCTTGCTAAAATAAAAAATGATTCAAAGGGTAATTTAGTTGGACAAGTTTTAAAGAATAGTGCAAGAGGAACTCCTAAACAAATTGGTAATCAGTTATTGGGAGCAGGTATAAATTTACTTAAAGGCGAAATAAAGAAAAAGTTATTTGGAGCACCTAAGCAGGGTGCACAAAACTTAGCAGGTAAAAGTGAGCAAGAAGTACAATACGATAGTTCGGGAAAATATTCAGATACAGTAAATCCAATTGATGAAGATTATTTTAAAAGAAATGACCTTTCATCAGTTTTAGTTGCACAAGAAACAAAAGCATTGGGTGGTGGTTCTTCTGTTAATAAAAGAATAGATGAGTTAGTACCAAAATCAAAAGGATTAAATATTCCTGGTGGTGATTTATTTTCAAGTGTTAGTGATAAATTCAAAACAGCTGCAGCTGATGGAAGAATTAAATTAGCAGCTGCACAAAAGCAAGGACAGCAAGCAATATCAGATGGTAAAACACAAATAGGTGATACCAAAAAAGATGCAGCTGCAGGAGCTAAAGATGGTAAGATTACTTATTCATCTACAATAGATGCTAAATCAACCGATATTAAGTTAAGAAATGATTTATCATCAAAACTTGATTCAATAAATGTATCAAACGAAGCAGAAAAATCTAAGGGAGCGATTGTAACTAAACCGGGTGTACCTGAAGCGCCAGCTGATTTATCGGTTGCGGGTAAAAAACTACCAGTTAAAAATCCATTTGCATCTATATCAGAAAAAATAGATTCTACAAAAAAGGAAGCAACTGCAAAATTAGAACAGGGTAGAAAAGA